GAACTATTACCAAGATCAAGAGAAGCATCTCTACCTGCTTGAGTATCAGGTCTTTGTGGAATAATTGCATCTCCAGTAGATGTTTGAAATCCTAATCCAGTATCGCCAGTACCTACAATTAAACCTATAGTTCCTGATATTTGTCCTATCAAAGAACTATCTTTGTAAAAGCCTAAAATCTCGCCATTAGAAGATAGTCTGTTTAATTCAAGTGGTGCATTTCCATCTCTTGTGAATTGTGCAACATCTGCATCTCCTCTTAAAGATAAACCTGCCGTAGATAATCCAGTTGAAGTTTTTCCTATATGAACATTTTCAGAACTATCAATGGTGATGGCAACCGCATCAGCATTATCGTCTATGCCTCTAGATGTAAACGTACCACCGACAGACACATTTCCAGTAACCGACAAAGCAGTTAGTGCCTGAGAGCCAGTGTCTACGTTCTTCAAATGACTCATAAGACTTCTGATAGCATTGTTGACGTTTGATGCTGCCATGCCCTCGTCTATTGAAATAGAGTCAATCGTTGTGTTAGATCCGGCAGTAGCGTTATACTCCGTGATATTATTAGCCATCGTTGATATTCCTTCCTGCACTTCCGCCCAGTAATGCGCCTAAACCACCAGTGAACCCACCGGTGATATTTCCTGCTCTGTTTCTTGATCTGATCATCTGATCTCTCAGCTTTGCTAATCTTGCCAAAGTTTCTCTTTGTCTAACTGCATCTGTGTCAAATAGATCCCTTGATATCCTTGAGGAAACCGCATCAGGTGTGCCTTTTGCAAGTCCTGCAACAGTTCCTGCGATATCCCTAACGCTAGGAATCCCGGTTAAAAACATACCTAAACCACCCTTTACATCGGCTATATCCTCGCCAAGCGGTGCAGTCCTTGATCCAACATTAACTGTGGTTCTAGTTTTGACCTGGTTAATCCTTGCTTTCATACGTTTCTCGAATTGAGAAAATGCTTTTTGAGATGGAAACAATGATTGAAGTTGTTTTCTTTTCTTTGGTGTTCCAAATATTTTATCTGCAACGTTTGCCATATCCTTTGCTGAATCAACCTGATTTTTGATTTGATCCGCAACACCAACCAAGTAACCTTGTTTCTCACTTGCAGACATTTTTGATATAATTCTGTCAATTTCCTCAGGTTTTGACTTTAGAAAATTACCACCATCTTCTACTGCCTCTCTTATTCTAGCGTCACCGGCAAACTTACCTCTTGCAATTTCGTAGGAAGATTTGCCATCAATCTTTGGCGAGGCATCATCAATCATTTTGACAAACTCTGCCCTTTTCTTTTTTAACTTTCCTGAAAGAGTGTTACCAATTGAAGTCTTGGATTGACCACGTTTACCAAGACCTAAAACCTCATCAACTCCCATTTTTATGTAATGAAGTTCTTTTAAACTTATATTGTCAAACTTTCCTGCAATTATATCGTCTGCATTTGGAAAAGAAAAACCCTCGAACTTTGCTATGTTTCTAGCTTGATCAATTGCCTCATCAAAGGCAGGAAGATTTGTGAATTCTTTTACTTTATCAGCACTTATAGTTACCGGCTTTCCATCAATGTTAAAAGCTGCATCAAAGTCATTATTTGCATTTAATCTTTGTCTGTCAGCAATTTCATCAATTAAATCTAAACTTGATTTATTTGCACCAAAGACATTATTTATATCATCAGCAATTTCATCTCCAAGAGCTAATTGCCTTTCATTGAGTGCTTTTTCTGCAATATCCTGACCCTCTCCTGATATCGCTGCTGAACCTCTGCCAAGCCTTTGAGTGCCAGTTCCAACGTCTGCAATCATTTGATTTGCAACAACACCTTCATCTAAACCCTTTTGAACATCCTCAATTGACTTACCGGACTTTTCTATTGCTTGGACTACTTTCCGCCCTGCTGCATTTTCTATTGCCTGAGTGCCTCGAAATGGAAGTGTTGCCTTACCTATTAAGTCTTTTCCAACTGTGACCGCTGCCGGTATCGTAGCACCTAGACCACCGCCTAATACTGCACCAGTTCCTGATGAAAACAGTCTATTACCAAGACCACCCTCTCCAGTTCCAAATCCTGCAATTGCACCCTCTGTTGCACCTATAGATGCACCAAGACCGGTTGTTCCTGCCTTCTCTAATATCTTTCTGCCCAATACAGTAGATGCGGCTCTTGCTCCGCCTAAACCACCGGTTAACAAGCCACCTCCAAGTTCTGCTGCAAGTGCAGTTCCGGGATTCTCTTTTCTAAAACCTTTTATTTCTCCTCTGACATCTTTTAGAGCATCATCGTAACTTTCATCACTGAATAAAGATCTGACTCCTGCCTCTGCCTCATCGCCAAAACCTAAAAGCAAACCCTGACCTAAACCAGTTCTTGCAAGGTTTGTGAGAAAACTGTCATCTGTGGATGCTTGAGGCTCGGAAGTTGTGCCTTCTCTTGCTATACGATTAACAAGTTCCTGCTTTCCGGTGCTGTCTAGTTCTTTCCATTCAGCATCGTCAACTTTAACCTTTCCCACACCATCTATATCTAATGTTGGCACTATTACTCCTCCACTTTATATTTGACATTTTTGGATTTAAGACCGGCATCATTTGATATTGAATCAACAGTTATGTTGGTTGTTCCTGCATATCCTTTTAGTGTGCCATTTTTCTCAAAGTATTTTGCTGCATCTTGTTTTTGCTTAAGTGCTTTTTTCATTGATGTTGCAAGTCTCTGTATTCTTTCGATGTTTTCTTTTTCAGATAACTTAGGATTATAAGCTCTGTTTATTAATTGCTCTCCTTCTTTCTCTGTGAATTGAGCACCTAATATTAACCTTAAATTTCTTTGCACAACTTCAGAAACTAATTCTTTAGCCTTAACACCTGATGGATTCACACTATCTTGAAAAGGTAATCTTGAGATAATTGATCCGGTCACGTTTTCTCCGCTTGATAATATTGCAACTGCCTCATCTAATTGAGACAGTCCTTTTTGAACATCAGCAAAACCACCCTCAATGACAAACTTTTGGTATTCTTTTGAAAAAGCCTTATCAACAGACTCTTGACCTTTTGTTAGGTTGCCAATACCACCAGTTTTTTCTTTTTCTAGTTTTGTTATTTCATCAAACACAGATGTCTTTTGGATATCAATTGCTCCCGTCTTTGGATCTTGTGTGTACACATATTTTCCGCCACCAAGAACTCCGGTCTTTGGTGTTTTAGTTCCTTCATAAACAACCTGAGGATTTTTAGGATCCGATGTATCAATCAAAGCACCGCCAACAACTTGTAAGTTTTTCTTTTTTGCTCTGTTATAAGTGTTTAAACCAGTTTCTAATGCACTTCCAAGTGAACTACCTAAACTTTGCGGCATAAAAGATGGAGCACCACCTTTTAACAATTGTGCTGATGCACCTAATATTCCTTGAGTTCTTGGATCTTCAAAAGAACTACCAAATAGTCCTGCAAAACCTGAACCCCCCAGTCCTGTTTCATTAGGGGAGGTAGAAGGTAAATCGGACTGAGGGATAAGATTGTCCGGTCTAGCCATTGGCATAGGCGGCATCGGTAAAACCGGTGCTTGATTAATTGAGTTTGGTCTCGGCATTGGCAAAGCCATCGGCGCTTGGTTTCGCACCTCAGGTCTTCGCAATATTGCATCCGGATATAGAGTGTCAAATATACTAGCCATTACATTAATCCTAATAGACCGCCACCTATAGCTCCGTATAGGGGGTTAATTCCTGCAAGTCCGCCTAACTGCGCACCACCCATTGCACCACCTAAAACAGATGATGCGGTGTTTCTGTAAACCGGTCTGCTTGTTTGTGATCCAAGAGTTCCACCTTTTGCTGATGCCAGGAAGTCTCTTAGCTTTTGTTGATCTCTTGTTTGCTCGAAATTAAATCTATTTATATTGTCCTGGAGTTCCGCACCGGCTTGTGATTCCCTTGCTCCACCAACTTGTGCTAATTGCTGAAGGTCAAGATTTCCCATAGTTGGTATCTGAGTCAGTGCTTTTTGTTGTGCTTGTAATGCATAAGGAGCAAGTGCTGTTGTTAATGCTTGTTGATTAGCACCTGAACCATATCTTCCTGCTTTAGCAAACTGTGATTGTACTGTGTTAATAACCGGATTAAACGCTGCTTGTAACAAAGGATTTGTTCCCGTCAGGTTTTGCTCCAGTACACTTCTCGTTTGTCCAGTTAAACTCATAGGATCTAATGCTCTCTGTCTTTGTAGATCAAGAGACATCTCACTTTCCGGAGAAAACCCTACTGTCGTGGATCCGGGAAAATACTGTGGAACATCACTGTCATACAGATCCTTTGCCTCAGATAAAGCATATTCTAAGTATGGTTTCGCATACTCAGGTGGTTCATTCACAGATGTGTTAATTTGCTGACCGCTGCCACCGCCACCTTTACCCATGATACATATCCTTTACTAAAATTACACTTGTTTGCTTGTAGCCTTTGAGGACTTTCTGCCATCCTTGTCGACCTATTATTTCAATGCCCACACATCCCCAAAGCGCAGACCATCGCCTTATTTCCGGCTCAACCTTCAATAAAGTCTTAAGGTTTCCACCGGCTAACCAATATCTCAATATTCTTTTCTGCGGATAATCCATCAATTCAGTGACTATCGCTGCATCCTTAAAATGCCAAAACTGTGCATCTCCTCGCATAACACTTTGGAAAACATCATCGAGAGTATGAGTACCATGTGAATAAACTAAAGCTGCATTTAACCAATCAGAGCATCTATCCCAATCATCCAATAATGACGTATGCGTAGTTTCTGTCGGACTGAGAGTTGTTTGCATGTGTTATTGTGAAACTCTTATCTGCTCTTGTTGATACAAATATAGTTCCATTCCCTTGTTCAGTTGCTGCATTTGCAGTTAATGGCATTAATAATATGACACTTGTTTTTCCTGCCCTTTGATCCGTTACTGCGGTTGTTGATGCAGATGCGGTGCAAGTAACAGTTCCAGTAGAATTAATTTTACCATTCATTATGTTGTTAACTACAAACGAAACATCTCTTGGATTGGTTGCCTCATAAGGTAGTATTTTAAAATTAGCGTCTGCCAAGAACTTGACCTTCTATATCCACACCTTGAGCAAACTCCCAAAAACTTGCAGGAGAAGATGTTTTATTTGCTATATTCATTCTAACTCTATGAAACCGACCTTGTGATCTGTGCTGCACAAAACCTTCATCAGTTAAACTGTTTGCAGTTGAAAACGACACATCATCATCTTGGCGATCTCTTGTTCCTATTTGCATAGTGACTTCTCCACCTTTAAAATAAGGCACAGATCTGTTTATTATTCCATGTCTACCCTGCTGCATAAAAAACTCACCGGTTTCAATAACTGCATCAAGAGGGTTTCCGGTGAAAGCAAAGATCTTGTTATCCTTTGCGCCACCAAATAAAAACGAGCCACCTTTATATAAATTAGAGTCAAGCGGTGCAGGTAAACCTTCTAACGTTGAGGAAAGGTTGTCCAATGCCTCAAGAGTATATCCTGCAGTAAATAACGGAGTGATTAACTCTGCCTGAACCTCTGCATAGCTCCATTTGCCGGTTGCATAATTATATATTATTAATCTGTCAGCTTTTTGGTTTGTGCTACTATTTGACACATAACTCCAGACCACCACTTGTTGTGTTGGATCAACCGCTGCAGATATATTATCTGAAAAACTTGCATTAAAATCTTTTAAAAAGAATTTATTTACTTTCTCAGCACCAATTGGAACAGATTTAGTGCCATCGAATGCATAAAAACCATCATCCGATAAGTAAAAAACTGTACCGCCTATGGAAGTAACAGATCCCGGATAAGGACATCCTCTTTGTGTTTCAACTCTGTCAATTTGATAAATTAACGGAGAACCTACGTAACTTGCACGAGCAATACCTCTTTCAAGTAATATAACTGCATATTCTCCACCAACAAGACCTGTTATAGCACCGGCATCAGGAATATCCTGAAAGTCGCTTTGATCTGTTCCTGTTGTCCATGATGTTGCAGAATTAATACCTGACCACCTTGTTCTAAAAGGAACACGACCTGAACCTTCGTCTAGATTTGCAGTCCACACTTGATCTCTAACAACTGCAATAAAATCTGCCTTAGGAGCCGATCCTGACAAAGCACCAAACGCTGTGTCTGTGCCAATTGTAAACTCTTGTAAACTTTCTCCAATTCCACCGGCTGCAATTATAGATGTGCCAAACTGCACAAACCGCCACTTTTCTGACCCGGCAAGACTAAAACCTGAGTTTGTAGATACCAGGTTGCTATTTGATGGATCAAATTTATATAATTTAGCTGCATCTCCTGCAAACAAACTAACGTTTCCACTGTTATCCTTTGCTGCAAATATACCTAATAAAGCACTGTCCGCTGCATTTGATATCTGAACAAAACTTGGTATTGATCTGTATCCTGCCGCTGCAGGAATTACATTTTTTGCAACAGTCACACCTCTTGAACTTAAATCAGGTTGATCCGGTAGCCATTCTCCAAAATTAATCATTGTATTCTAAAGACCTCACTTCCGACTTCTTGCACTGTAAATGTTTCTGTACCAACACTTACATTGTTAAACGTTTCTGATCCTACTGTTACAATCGCCCAATCTTCTCCAAGAACCTTTGCGACCACATTCATTGTTGCTGCTGCATCAGAACTGCCAACCATAACAACTTCAAAATTAGCATCTGATGTTACTTCTGCACTTGTTGCCGCAGAACCAATAGTCGAAATAACCGCAAGAGCCGCACCAGAAATAGATGCAGATGTTGTAATCCCGGAGGAAACAAATTGAACCCTTGTTGCACTTGCGCTCACACTTGCAGATGTCGCAATATTACCAACCGCAGTAACTTCAAAAGTAGCAGTTGCAGTTACATCACCAACAGATGCCGGTGTTCCAGTTACAAATTGTATCCTTGTGCCGGTTGCCGACGTACTTGCCGATGTTGCCACAGATGCAGTGACAAGTCTTATTAGATCAGAACCCGATGTTATCGTTGCAGTTGTTGCCGCAGGAGATCCTGATATCTCAATCGAAAACTGTATCTCAGCAGAAACTGTTGCTGCGGTTGCTATTGAACCACTCGCTTGTCTTAGTTGCAGACTTGCAAGATTGTCTATATTTCCGAAAGAATTAAGACTGTCAATATTACCCCAAACATCTAATTGCTCAAGGGTTGGATTATTAAACTCAACTTTTTGTAAATCAGCATCCGTATCAAAAGAACCAGTTATTGAATCCAAAGTTTGTGTTATTTGGTCAAGGTTTGGCGATTGATAAGGCATAATTTATGCTGCAGTTATAGTTAATGATCCGGATGCAACCTTTAAAACATCTCCACTACCGATTGTCTTTGCTGCGGAAAATGCACCATGAAATAATAAATTTCCTGAAGATGATGCATCATACACCCCAAAATGGGAGATCGAACCCCAAGAACCGGTGGCTGCATTAAACTCAACCGCTGCATTACTTGCAATTGATCCGCTAGATGCAGATGCAAAAGTGATCGCTTTTCTCGTGTAATTGTTACCTGATAACTCTGTGCCACTATTATCATCCGCAAGACTTCCGGTGGATAAACCTAAGTAAACCGCACTCGGAGCAGACGTACTTGCAGTTCCTGTAAAATGGTCTAAGAATTTCAACTCGAGGTAATCTGACATTGCTGACATATTTTATCTCCTAACTTGCTGCTTGACGTTGATAGATGCTTTGTATTTGAAGTGAACCTGTCCCATAGTGCGCCCTTTGCTCATCTTTCCTGATTTCTTCAATAATACGTGTGAATTTTTGGTCATAGACTGTGGCTCGTTGATCATCCATTAAATACTGATATGCCTCGACTAAACTTCCCATAAGATATGCATCAGGATGTCTTGTAAGCATCACATTGTTTGTGTTTGTATCTGATAAGGCGGTTAAACTGCCCACATACACAATCTCTAAAGTATCTGAACTGTCCGGGACTGGTCTTAGTTTTAATTCTTTTCCAATTATTGAATAGGCTTGAGGTGTACCGCCACTACCGGTTGCATATGTTGTGTCCAAAGATGTGGGAGACATATATTCCAAAACCCTGATTGGAGAAAGGTTAATTTTGACCTCACGTACCTCTCGTAGATCTGTGGGTAGAGCAATATACTCATCTCCGCTTGTCATAGTCGCTTGCGCTCTCTTTTCTTGATCTCTTGTTTCTAGCTCTCTTGATAAACGAGCCTCTGCTAAAGAAATAAAGTCAGGGATAACACTTGTTAAATCAGTCCTTGCGAGATGATTTGCGACTGCGGTTTGCAGTTCTGAATATGTTGTTATAGCCATTAGATTTGACCTCCACCGGTTCTAAAGAACCTATTATCCGGATCGTTTAACCATGCTTTCCACTTTTTCTTTGCCTCTGGATTGTCTTGAGGATCTCCAAATTTCTTTTTTAGATCATAAAAAATGGTCAATGGTATGTTTGCAACTTCCTGATGATGCTTTTGAGTGTTTCCAATCAACGAGTTTTTTTCGTACTGATTAGCCACACGTTTATTAACATCAAGTATTTCGGTCACATCTTGTTCAGTTGTGATGTATTGAGATCCATCATTATCGTAATGATATGTTGTCTTTTTCCTAGCCTCAGGATCAACACTTAAAACTCTTTTCATAATAACTCCAATATCAAAGGGGGATCGCTCCCCCTCTGCATTATTATTGATTAAGAACCATTTAATCCGAAAACTACTGCATGAGCTTTTGGAGCCTTGACGGCTAAAGTCCATTCTGTGACGATCTGTGTTTTAACTGCGTCACCAGTTTTCGCAAGATCACTCTCAGCAAAGTTTCTGCCATTGATAGTTCCTAAACATACGTACTCAGGATCAATCAAGAATAACTTATCATTTGAGATGAATCTTGATGGTGTTAATTGTAGCTCACCAAAGTCAGTCAATATGACAGACACCGCACCTACAAATGTCGGAGCAGTACCTTGTGTTGTGTTGACCTGGTTTGTCACAAGATTAGTTCCTGCCTGAGAAAGGTCAGAAATATTTGCTTTGTTTGTAGCTGAACATACTAATAATGTAGCATTTCCGCCATCTTCCCAAGATTGCTGTTTTGCATTATCAATCTTTGCCAAAGTCAAAGCTGCTGCAGTGCCAGTCACATCTGCGGTTGCAGTTCCATTTGAGTTTGATGCAAAACCCATGTCAGATGGTTTGTCTCCATTAGACATCCATGTCAATAATGACGCAGATTTTCTTGGATCTGAACCTGAACGAGCCACGTTTGTGTCTCCGATAGATTTCTCTATATCTCGTCTGAGTTCCAAACTTTTTAACACTTTGACGTATGCGGTCTCTCTTTCTCTTCCTGCCTTGTCTACAGACTCAAGGGTTCCTGAGATTGAATAGTCTTTAACAGAGATTTGGTGGTAATTACCAAGTCTAACTGTAGCGGTAGGATTTGTTAGAGATGCATCAGCGCCTTCATTCACGTGGTTGTCTGTTGCGGCGGCTGCTAATTCTTGTGTTTGCCACTCGTAGAACACACCATTAGTTGTGATTTTGTCTACTGCTGAAAATATAGGACACTCTGTTGTGTCCAATCGATAGATGATGTCAGCGAGGGATTCCCTCTCACCAACGGCATCGGAAGTTTTGTATGTTGCCATGATATTCCTTTATCTATTCATTAAAAGTTCGATTGCGGATTCCTTTGATGGATTCTTCATAAAGTTCTGTCGCAATTTGTTTTTTTGATTATTAACTACTTGGTTTTTAGATATTGGTGTCCCTGACTTAGTAGACTTCGGAGCTGCTTTGATTTTCTTTTTAACTTCAGGAGTTTTATCCATTAATCTGTCGTACCGCATGGATTTATTAATAGCTAAGATCATTCTGTGATCTGCTGCACCATTAATTTCCTCTTGCGAAAATCCAAGAACATCTTTTGCATATTTTATAGTCTCATCCTGCCTTGATTTATTCCACTCAGGCATTTTTTCCATCAACATTTTAGCCTCATTGCCGACATAATTCTGCCAACCAATCATTGCCTCTTGCTGTTGTTCTTGAGCTATTTGCTTTTGCTGATCTTGAACTTTAGACATATTCATTTGATAAACCTGATAATCTGCAACCTTGCTAGAATACTCCTCAGGACTCAATGTCTGTTTTAGCTGCTGCCAGTTTGGTTCTTCCATCTGATTAGCCGCCATTAGCTGTTGCAATCCTTGAGCATATTGATCACGAGTTTGCCTATATTGCTGCACCTCTTGATCTGTTTGCTTTTTGTCCTGCGACAGTTTGTTCATCCTACGATGAAATGTTTTTTCCCTCATATAACCACTTTGAAGTTCTTCTAAGGATACTTGCTCTGTTTCTCCATCAATCTTTACAGTGAATAATGGTTCTTCAGCATCAGATTCCTCTTCTACAACTTCCTCAGTTTCTTCTTCAGGATCATTGGCTACACTTTCTACTTCTTCAGTTTCAGTTTCTTCTGTCTGATCAGTTTCAGCGGTCTCCACTTCTTGTGTATTTTCTTGTTGCTCTTCCTGATTTTCCTCCGGCGCTACCTCTGTTTGGGATGCCTTTAAAATTTCATTCGTTGCCTCTAAAATACTTAGATTGCTCTCTTGCGAGTCTACATTCATTTTTTACCTCTTATTTCGTTAAGTTGATTGTCTGCAAACCTCCCATTTTGAACAATATTCTCGAGATACTGTTTCAAAGCGTCTAAGGATTGACAGAGATTATATAAGCGCTCCCGTTCTTCTGATTGACCGAGCTTGGTTTCTTGCCATGCACTTATAAATTCTTTTTTTAGCTCTTCAAATGCCTCAACAAGCAGTTCATCTTTTAATAAGATTTCTGCTTTTCTGCCTCTCTCCGTTTGGCTGATTAATCTTTCCTCACTCATTTGTTAAATGGCTTAAAAGAGCTGAATGGTGTAAAACCTGTTGTTGACATAGGTCTGTTATAAAAACTTGGATTATAAGCAAAACTCTGTGTAAATCTTTTATTAGCTTCATCAAAATCAAAGCCACCTGGCACATTGCTTGGCGCATTATCAAGAGCAGTTTGTCTGAAAAACAACTCTCCTGAAGTGTCTTTTTTATCGGCATCTTTCTTTGATGACTCAATGCGGCACATTTGCAGATCTTCATCAAATTTATATCCATCAGGACATTTTGATGTTCCGGTCAAAGGATTTGTGACCGGTGGAACGACCTCATTGCCACTGTCATCGCCCATATTATTCATATTTACGTTATTAGCATCATT